ACATTGAGTCTAATTCTTCTAATAAACTGCGAGTTTTCTTTTGCATTTTGGGCCAGAACCTTTTTAGTATTTAGTGAGATTCTGCACTAATTCAGTATATTACTAATTGGATTTTATTTGCCCCAATAACTGTTTTAGTTTGGCACTTTGCACATCAGCAGTTATCTTGGGTTCTTGTTCCCAAGCCGGAGTTCCTGTGGGACGTTCCCATTTTGATGATGTGTTTACGTCATTGGAGTCAGCAGACTTGACTTGGCTCTTGGCTTTGATACTGTCTAGTAAGTTACCCTTGGCAAACGAATTTACCGGGCCGGCATCTTCGCCTGGGTCTGTAATACGCATGGTTTCAATGTTGTAATCCAAGTCAATTTTCATGCCAACACCCGTACTACTACGCGACTTCATGCACTGTATCTGATACTTGCCACGTTCACGCATTGCACGACTTGTAAAGATACCAAATACGTTGTCTGCTGTGTTGATCTTTGAGATACCACCTGAAATATGACTGTGGTCGAATTCAATTTCTTCTACAGCACTACGGTTTAACTGCGAAGCTGTCACAAACAACACATTAAGTTCTTTGGCCAAATTACGCAATTCTTCACTCACATACTTGTCTTTGACAAACAAATCGTTTGGGCTTACTTTAGCACTGACCGGCATCAACAAGTCCAAGTAATCACACATGACAAAGTCTATCTTGATGCCTGTTTGCACTTGCACTTCTTTGATGTAACTGCGAATGTCATTGATGTTGCTCTGCGCCGGCAATGCTTTGATACGATATTGTCCTGTTTTCTTTGATACCAATCTAACCTTGAGTGTTGCTTGGTCAATGTCCTTACGAATTTCTTTAGTGCTCATTCCAGCCAACATAGCATCAGTTCTTAACGCACACAGTTCTTCACTGAGTTCTAAACTGATATACACACCACTGAGTCCTGCCTGCAACCAACTCAACGCTATATTCATCATGACCAAACTTTTACCAGATCCTGATCCACCAGCAAAAATGTTCAGTTCTCCTCGACTGAATCCACCATACAAGATTTTATCCATCTGCGGCCAACCAGTGCTTACTTGTCCGCCCGAGTTGAAGTATCGGTTAATGCGAGCACTAGGATCACTAAAATAATCCGTGCCCATGTCTTTAGTAAGTGATATCTGCACCGCATCTTTGATTAATTTTTCTACTGGATCATACTCGCCCTTTTCTAATAGATCCGCACTCTTTAAAATTGCTCGCTCCAGTTCTTGTCTACGAGTGAAGCCTTCAAATTCATCCATGAACCATTCAAAGTGTCCTTCGTTTAAGTCTTGAATGACATTGAGTTTGACACCTGTGCTGGCACTGATCTGTTCTACTGTAGGCAGTGTTTTGTGTTGATCGCTGTGTTTGGCAATAAACTCAGCCGCCGGTCTTAGACTGCGATCAAAGTTTTCTGGATTGTAAATGTTCTGAACACGCACATAGCTTTCTGCGTCTTGCAACATCATTTCCAAAAATAGCTTTTGAACTTCGAGTGAATAATCTTTAATCATAAAATATTATAACATATAAAAATGTTAGACACAAGTTAAAAATGTATCTGATTGCCTTTATAAAGCAGGTACGAAAACGGGTTTGGATTAAATATCTCAAACAGCACACATCCATTTTGATCCCAGGGCATCGGATCCCAGGCTTCGTTGTCAAGATAATCACGTAACGAAGTGGGAATTTTGTCTGTCAGAATGGGTCTATAATCTATTAGATTTGACATAACAATACTATTACTAATTTTTATACCTGCCAAAGACATACTTAAAAGTTTTATAGATTGATTGTCTTGATCGGTTTTTCCAGACAATACCAACATGACTCTGTTTGGCAAATAAGTAGAAACGTCGATGGTTTCTATATTATTTTTAATAGTTCGTTGAACTGGTAACGGCTCAAAATCTACTCCGTAGACATCTATAGTCATAACGTTATTGTTATTACTTGTATGCTCAACAATAAATGTTAAAAGAAAGGTTTTACTTTGTATCCGCATTCGTTAAGGACCTCAATAAGATTTTTTCCATGTCGTCGACGTTGAAATTCTGTGTCATTGAATTGTTTAAGATCAATTGTTCTTTCTAGTTCTGTACCGGCTAATATACCAGGCAATGTCAGTTGGACATGTTGTATTGTAACATTAGCATACTCTTTGTGCTCTCTAAACCATTGTTTGACTATTTCATAGTCTTCAACTGTTTCGGTGGGATATGCCGCAATCATTAATAAATTTGTTCTAATTCCATATTTTTTAAGCATCTGTAAATGGTGATCAAGATCATCATTGTTAAACTTTTTGCCAAGAGCAATTCTAACACGGTCTACAATGCTTTCTACACCAGTTAATAAAAATCCATTACTAAGTTTTATTAATTCAAATAATTCTTCTTTGTGTTGTGTAGCGGGTCTGACAATAAACGATCCTACCCAATGTATTTGTTCCAAATATGTAACTCTGTTATTGTAATCCGCTATCAATTGCACAAGTTTTTTAAATTCTCGCAGATTGCCGTTACAAATGCTACTGGCAAACTGAAATCTATATACACGATATTTTGTTATGTGTTGTAACATTTGATTAAAAATATTGTCGGCTTTGAGGTATTGGAACTTTTTCCAAAACTCAATAACGTCACAAAATTCACAAGACTGCACACATCCACGACTGTCTACAATAGGCAATAGTGTGTATTTGTATTTGAAAAATCTATAGTCTGAAAAATCTGGGCCGGGTAACTGGTCAAAAAACTTATTAGGTTGCCAATTGGTTGAATTAATACCAGGATAAGAATAATTCCCCCGCACATATTCAACCAGTGCAGTTTCGGCGTCGCCGGTAATATAGTCGTCGATTAGTTTTAATTTTTTAAGCCGATCCGGAAATTTAAATAAAGAATTTTCTAGAGTTTCAAGTCCTGGGCCACCAATTACAATTTTAACTTCAGGTGCTTGCTGTCGTAATACGGCGCACAACCATGCAGTAAAGACCTGACTATCTTTGGTAAAAAGGCTAAGTCCTATAATGTCGGGCTTGTGCGACAACAATTCTACCGCATAAAAATCCAACATTCGAGTTAACTCATCAATGATTTCTTCGTTTATTATTTGTCTATAGAAAAAATCAAGAAACAAGTTCCTGTTAGGGTAATGTTGTATTTTATTGTATATTTCAATGTTAAGGTCGAGACCTACGCAGTCGATTCCATTGGCCTGTAAAGATGCTTTTAATACTGCGGGTGCGCCTAGTGGGGTGTCTTCATCGATGAATGGCACCGTAGTAATAACCACCTTGGGAGACTTCAATTGACTAGAATTTTTTGTGTTATTTTTGTAGTCGTTTAACAAGTTGTTTCTTCCTTAGTTCTATTTTAATTTTACTAGTTTCTCGGGCCTGCAAGATAGTTATCAAAGTTGCCAGTCTACCCCAACGAATTACTGCATCGTTTACATCTTTAACACCCGCAGGCCAGTCTGGCATGCTTACTGCCCAACCTAGCTCTACTGCCCGATCTACCAATCGCATGCCTGGTAAGTCTTGATCTGGGACGACTATGACTTCACGTCCAAGGCTACGTATCAGTCTCGCCTGAGCGTCATTGATCTCTGCGTGTAACACTGCCAATCCATTGATGCTGAGTGCGTCAAACACTCCTTCTAGCACGATAACATAGGTCCAGTTATCGTGCAGTAAATCTGTTCCAAACACATAGCCAGATTGTATGTCTTGAATATATCTAGGAGTGCGATTGTCAAAGAATCTAGTAGTATGTCCTACCACTTGATTATCATAGGTAAATGGAATTACTACACCGGGTCTTGGCATTGTTTTATACAAGAACGGGTAGTCTAAAGGTATGCACCTATTCTGTAAATATTCTTTTGCTGTATCATTGAGTGGTTGTGTATCTGCCGGTAAATCTCTATCTTCAAATGAGATATTTTGTAGTTGTTGCATAATTGCCTGGCGCTCACCCAATAAACCTTCAATTGACTTATGCTTTAGACTTTCAAGATTGATACGCTCAATTTCTTCTCGTGGCACATTCATCCACTCAAGTAACTTGCGAGCTTTAAATGTCAAGTTACGACCCAATACAAAACTTGCGGTGTATCCACAATTGAAACAATGATAACTCCAGGAACCATCTGCGGTGGTTTTGATTCCGCCACGCTGTCGTTTGTCTTGCGTGTCGCCGCGATGAACGCAACAGGGTGCATTAAAACTTATCCAACCCGAAGCTGTCTGTTTTTTCTTAGCTGGAAGAAACGAAATCACATCAATCATGCTACAATTATAGCAGATTTATCTAGATACTGCAAGTGAGTTTGGTGTTATCTATAAAGAAGGTCAACTACATAACCTGTGCTGATTATAACAGCGGCCCCAGTTTGGTTAGGATTATTTGGATACACACCGGCACCCATACCTGCATTGGGCAGGTACCAATAACCCGAACCACCATTGGTCACTGTGACACCGGTAACTATGCCGTCTGACACTGTGGCCACTGCTGTGGCACCGGCGCCGTCACCAATGAAGTTGATGTGCGGTGCTGCCAAATACCCACTACCGCCATTGGTAATGGTAACGCTGGTCACTACACCGTCTTCGGTGGTTGCATAACCGATGGCCGGAGTTCCGGGTTGTGTTGGCACAGCAAATATGCTGTTGTTGAAACACAAACGCAGTAGAGGATGCCAGCCCACAATGTTCATGTAGATAGTACGAGTTTCATTGTAGTAGGTAGTTGATTCGGACACATTATAAAAAATGCTCTCATAATTGGCTGCTGCTTGTGCTTTGATTGTTCCTGTATATCCTACCAAGGTCATTTGTATTGTGGTAACAGCACTAGTGGGCTCAATAAAACTGCTGTAAAATTCTGTGTTGGCAAAACTATTCCAGTAGTTGCCACCGTTGGGATTGCCTGACCAATAAGTGCCGGGACTATAACTGCCCCAGGCTGTGCCATCCAAACTGGTCTGAGCACTTAACTTAGTTGTGGGTATTGTCAACGGCGCACTGGGCACATGCTGTGGTAATATACTGTCTACAATGGTTGCAGGGGCACGAGCACCGGCTTGTGCATTGGTAAACACTGCTTCTGTTAACGTACCACTGGTGCGCTGGATACTATAACTGGCCGGTTGTGCCAATACTTCCAATAGATCTGCACTGGTCAACGTAACCTTTGCACGACCTGTGGCAGCATTGAGTATGACCATGGGCTTTTCGACCAAAATCTCAGAGCCAGCGGTGCCGATAGCACGGAACAGGAATGTGCTTCCTGTGATGTTGACGGGTTTTTCCTGCTGGTTGATGAACTCAAACAACAGCACATTGTCAACGCCTTTGTTTATGGTTAGTTGTTTTGCATACACGGGATCGTACCTATAGATAAAAGTTTCGCCTGCACCGGTGTCCATGAGTAACACTCGGGTAATTTGCTGGTAGATATAGACTTGGGTTGAA